ATCCAATCGCACCCGTTACTGGATGAACTAATGGGTCTAAATCTTCCCCCGATTGCCATGCAGAAAGATGGCGCATAAGAGAATCAAAAGGAATATCCCAATCTGCCCCTTTAGCCCAGTTCCAAGCAGAATATTTCTTTGTGCCATGCTCCCATACTCTTGCCACCCCTTCGAGTAAGGCAAGTGGTATCAGGCTAAACTTTGGCTTACCATCGTTATATCTCGCTCCCGATCCTTTTTCGGTAGAGTTAATATCACCTACGCTCATTTTGCTAACCTCATTGCGGCGTTATGAATTCGGTCATTAAACCAGCGCCGAATAATATAGCCACGAATAATGCTGGCTACTGTAAAAATAATCGTGATGCCGACATTCTCAGCCAAAGTAAATGCGTGACCGAATAGCGGATAGATAACCAGAGAGATCAGAATTGAAATAATGAATCCAATTCCGGTATGCGCTAGGGCTTCCAATAAACTCCCAACTTTTGACTGGCTCATTTATTTCTTTCCATATCTTTAGCCCAATTGTTTAGGGTCTTATCAAATAAAATCTTTAGTTCTTCTATTTCAGCTTGTTGCTGGCGTAGCATGGTGGCGGCTTTAGGAAGAAAAGTATTTCCAGCCAAACCAGTATTGATTTGGTCTACATAATCAGCCAGTTCATTTGCGTTCATTTTCTTCTCCGATTAACCATGTCCTTGTGGATTATGTGACCGCCAAAATAGATAAGAACGGCTATATAAGTTGCGGTTAGTACGCCTAAGATAATTAAATCGTTCATATACTTCCTAAAAAATCATCATCCGTATTAAAGAAATACTGCTGGTAGTGCGTTCCATTGGCGGTATATATATCGAAACTCATTGATCCATTCCGACTAAATAAATAATGATGGCTACTACTCCAGTCATTACTATTCCGGCAAACCAAAACGATTCGTCAGGACTCATATATTCCCCATTCGATCTGCCTCAATTACGCCCTGGCTAGTTTCAGCATGAAGGCGAACGTATGGCTCAAATAAAGCAGTTTTGTCTATTGGATTAGCGTTCATCAGCAATATCTCAATTTCTTTGATGATGGCTTTGATCTTTAGTAGGTTCTCGGCGATATACATATCAGAATGGGATTTCGTCATCTGTAATCGTGTTCGATTGTTGCGCTGGTACTTGTGATCCTTGGCTAGGTGACTTCTTATCCAAAAATTTAAAATCCTTCCCGTTCAAATCCCATGAGGTGCGCTCTACACCATCTTTATCTGTATATTTGGAGGTCTTAATTGCACCTTCAACCAAGATAGACGAACCTTTACTAAAATACTTTGCAATGGTCTCAGCTTGTTTGCCCCAAAAAGCGCAGTTAAACCACTCGGTAGTTTCTACTTTCTCGCCTGATTTGCTCAGATAGTTATCTGATACGGCTACCCCAAACTTTATAAATGAGAGTCCAGCAGCAGTAGTTTTTAATTCAATGTCCCTGCCAATGTTTCCAGCGATAATTACTTTTTGATACGAAGCCATTTTTAGTCCTTTTTAATTAATTCAATTTCAAGCGTGACAAGGTGCAAAAAGTCTGCTCTCCTTGCTCTAAGTCGCGCGATTTCATCTAAGTAATCTGCTCGATGTAGACGGTGGATAATTAATTGCTTTCCTACTGGGAAGTCCGAGCAAAAGCTGGCGAAATCTACCCAGTCCCGACCCGTACAATCTAGGTGGCCTATTAACTGCCATTTGTAAGATGGGTCAAAGCTGTTACGTTTTAAAGTAGCGTTATGTGTCTTAGCGATTACTGATTTAATCTCAAGAACTCCATCAATTCCCACAAGACCGTCTGGGCTATCTCCATAAGTTTCGTGACAGAAAAATCCTCCATTAGTTACCTCGGAAAATGTGTGATCTTGATACATGGCTCTAGCTATCGGTTCTTGCTCATGGCCACGCTCGGTATGGGCATTTGAGAAGCCATGCTCGGCTTTTCTACCAGTAATGATTTCGAGAGCAATTTGCAAGGCATAGTCTTTGGCTGGATCACCAAAGGCTTTTCCCTCATTTGCCATGAAGCATCCGAAATTAGAGGCCGTAGCCTTTCCGCACCTAAGAGCCATCCATTCATCGGTGTTTTGCTCAACGTCATAAAAAATCATTACGCAGCAACCTCAGACTCTTCAATCAATTGAGTCTGGTGCGCTGCTGAAATGTCAACCTTTGCGAGAACCGCTTTAAGATTGCCATCACGCTTATAAGCTGCTTTAACATTCGCCCAGGCTGGCATATCAGGAGTAATTGTCTTGCGTGACTCAGGCGCTAATTTGCCTATCCTTAAGCCTTCTACCGTATCTTTACCGAAACGAACTGAGCCATCAACATAAATAGTCACTTTTAGGTTTGACCAATCTTCAATAAATGCTGAATTAGCTAGAGCTTTAAGCGTTTTACTATTTCCCGCATTAAGAATCATCGGTTTAAGTGGTTCACCAGAGCGAATTTCAGATTCAACAAAATAAGCTGTGTTGAATTTATCTTTTGTTTTCTTGGTCTTATCGAGGTCTAGCGCTACTTTTTTAATAGTGAGTACGGTAGGCTCAGTAATGTCTGCTGCGGATAGGTAAGGGCTATTAAAAGCCTTCCTGTAGTGAGTTTTTTCAGTCATTACAGGCCGATCATCCGGGCAATATATTGAGCAAAACTAGTGCGTTTATTACAAAGTAGGGCGTACTGGATTAGCTCGCCATCTTTAGTCATGTAATTAGGCAATGGTCGCTGGTAATTGCAACCGATGAGAACTTTCCCGGTGTTGTACGGTACGGGGCGATTCATACTAGACCGCCAGTAGTCATTACATAAACTGCTAAAGGGAAGGTGATTCCACATAAACCTAAAAAAACACCGCTTGCTAAATCTCGCATAAATCCTCCGAATATGGTGGGACTACTCACTCTTTTTAGACGTACCTGACGAGATAGGCATAGTGCTGAATAGTGTGCTTTCACCCCTTAGCTACATCTCAACTAAGCCAGCGTTTTCGTTAAATGCGCCATAAGCCCTTTTACTTACTCACCACTCAAGCCTGGACTGTTCTTGCCCTGTTATTTGCAAACCCTAAAGAACTTTGCGTTGTTTGCGTTGCTTGTTGCTATGTAAAAAACTATATCAAATGTTATAGCTTATAGCAAGTGATAAATAAGCAAATGTTCATAAAAATAGTAAGGAAAACCCTAATATGTAACATTTAGGCGAAAAAAAACCAGCCGAAGCTGGTGTTTTTGGTACATATTTTTAGTGATTATCTTTTACGGAATGATCCAATCACTTTGCCGCAAACATTAAAATCTGTTGGCAATGGGATCATTCTAGGATTCCAGCTTTCATTTAAGGCCCAAAGGTAAAAGCCTTGCTCGCCTTGACGTAAACGCTTAAAGGTATAAGAGCTTTCCACTCTAACAATTACATCATCATTCGGTTTGGCAATCGTATCTGGATCGACAAAGATAGTATCCCCATCGTTATAGCCGTCTAACGCAGCCATGCTGTCACCTTTAACGGTAAGTGCATAAGTATGTTTACCATGTGGTGCTGGGCAAGTAATCCAATCATCGGCATCACCAGGCTCGAATTGGTCTGGTGAGTCACAAAAAACCCCAGCTTGAACCCATGAGATTAAAGGTACTGAATCTTTGGGTTTGATAAGTGGAAGTAAATCGTCTCCCTCTAAGTAAAGAGGGGCTAGATCCAGCCATCCCACCTCAAGATTCAACTCACTCTCTATTTTTCTGGCTGATTTCTCGCCCATATTTCTAAAACCATTAAGCCATTGATTGATTTGGGCAGCATTGATTCCGACAGCACGAGCTAGATCGGCTTGCCGACCTTTGAAGCCTCTATCAATTAAAAGTTTCAGACGAATGATCCTGTTATCCATATATTCCTATTTTACCCTTCATATATAGCGACTGCTAAACATGTTTCAAGGTTATAGCCTTAGATATATATTTCTTCTTGCTAAAAGTAATAGCCTGTGCTAAAGTATTTTGCATGAACTTAAAAACCTACATTCAAACAAACCGAGGCTCTGCTAAAGCATTAGCCGAGTCCTTAAAAGTAGCTCCAGCGTTCATTTCACAAATGGCAAGCGGTCATAGGTCGGTTTCCTCAATCAATGCCGTAGCCATTGAAAAAGCCACAAAAGGCGAGGTTACCCGTAAAGACCTACGGCCTCTCGATTGGAAATTGCATTGGCCTGAACTCATAGGGAAGAAAAAATGAGAGTTGCAGCGATTGAAACCCAAATAAACGCTTTCCATGCACACAACGCCACAGGCGGAGCGAAATTTCAACGAGGTCGAATCCTAGACCATTTTTACGAATATGGCGGTAACTGGTCAATCGGTGAGTTAGCAAAGTTTCTCAAGATGGATAAATCTACCGTCTCAGCCCGAATTAACGAATTACTCAAAACCGAAGAGCTAATTGATCTGCCTAAACGCAGGGATTTGATCTCTGGCGTATTGATTCGCCCCG